CCTACCGCACCGCTGACGACGCGCGCCCCGGCATCGGTACGGCGTGGGAGCCGTTCCCCGGCCTGACTCCGTTCACCCGCAACAGCGAGCTCATGAACGCCGAGACCTCGGCGTGGGGCCGGGCGATCGTCGCTGCTATGGCTGCCGATGCCGACGCTCCGATCGCGACCGGGGACGATGTCGTGAAGCGTCGGGCAGAGGACGGGCAGACCCATCAAGCCTCGTCGCCCAGGGGGATCACCGAGAAGCAGATGGCCGCCATACACGCGATCGCGAAGAAACTCGAGATCACCGAGGAGGTGCTCAAGGCCGGAGCCAAACGCGACTACGGCGTGGAACATCTCCACGAGCTCACGTCCAAGCAGGCATCGGAACTGATCGACAAACTCAAGGCGGTGAGGACGTGATGGACGGGCGTGTGCTGGCGGAGGTCCCCGCAGACATCAGAGTGGCTTACGACGAGGACTGCGACTGCTACTACCTCGCTTGCGAGGGGGCGAGGGGTAGGCTCGACGTCGGCAAAGACTACTTCGAGCGCGATAATTTCGTCGGGCTGTATCGCGCCATGATCCGGGCCGGAGAGCGCGAGCACCGGGCGCGCGAATACCGGCACACGAGCTCCGATGCCGCACTCGAGTACGAGAGCGCCGCTGCCGCATCACGTGAGGCCGAACGCGCGCTGTTAGCGCTCGACCGGTTCGTCGAACTCGACGGCAAGTCCTTTCGGACCATAGGCGACGCGTGCCTCGCGCTCTATCGCCGCCTGCCGCCGTCGGACGCACAGCTCGATCTCGCCATGGAGTACGACCGTGAGCGGCGCTTGGGGGTGACGGAATGATCCTCACGACCTACCCGCCACACCCCCGCCGTAAGCCTGTCCCCGAGCTTAGGAGTGTCCCATGCGTACACGTATCGCGCTCTTTGCCGCGCTTCTTGTCCTGGTTGCTGTCGGTGTCTCGTGGCGCTCCTCGGTCCTAGAGCTGCGCGAGGCGAACGATCTCGCGGCGAAGTACCAGGCCGAGCTCGCCGAGGCCCTGGACTCCGGCGAGATGCTTGCCGACGAGAACATCGCACTCCACGCCCGGGTCGAAGTGTTGGTCTCAGAGGTGGAGGCCGTGAACAAGGACAACGCAGGCTTGCGCGAACAGATCAAGAGGCTGAGCACAACGGCCCGCCCGCAAGGGCAGACAAGCCCCGATGTGTCCCGCTCAGGCGGGAAGGCCTGGACGCGAGAACGTGTAGCAGCCACTCTGCGGGCCGCAGCCGCCTCATACGGGCTCTCGGCTACCGAGACAACCTGGATCGTCGAGGTGGGCTGTCGTGTGGCCTACAGGGAGTCCTCGTATCGTCCCGACGCGCGCAACGGCCAGCACCTCGGCCTGATGCAGTTCAACGCCGCCTGGGGCACCGCAGAACAGCGGCTCGATCCCGTCTGGAGTCTTAACCGATTCGTCAAGGTCTACGCGGACGGGGGTGAGTCGGCGGTCAAGAAGCATTGGGCTGCCACATACTGATGAGGCTCCGCAACCGCATCATAAAGGCTACCTTCTACACCGACCCCGAGCTGTGCCGGTGGCCCCGCGACAAGCGGGAGTTCTACCGCTCTCTTTGGGCCTGTGCGGAGGACTCATGCTGCCTCGAGGACGACATGTTCGGCGTCAAGCTCGCGGCCTGGCCCTCACCCCTCGACGCCGACATGACGGTAGAGCGTTTCGAGGAGTGGAGAGACGAGATGATCGCCGACGGAAAACTCGTCAGGTATGAGTCTCAAGGACAGCCTTACCTCTATCTGCCCACGATGGCCGAACATGAGCGACCCCGCAACCCTCAAGCCCCGGATGTCCCTTTGCCGGAGTGGGTCGAGTGGACTCCGCACGGCTCTGACCAGCGGAAAGGGTTGTACAACCATAGTACAACGCTTGTACAAGGCTTGTACAACGCTTCTACAACGCTCCCTGTCCTGTCCTGTCCTGTCCTGTCCTGTCCTGACCGGAGCGGTGTACAACCGCGCTACGACGACATGCCGAAGTGCCTGTCACAGACCGAGCACAAAGGCCGGCCACTCTCGGCTTGCCTCGTCGACGCCCTGGGGGAGACGTTCGGCCCCTCATGGGTGATGAAGCAGACCAACCTCGGCAAGCTCGGCTCATCGATCAAGGAAGGCTGCCCCGCTGACTGCGACGGATCGTGTGCCGCAGAATGCGCGGGGGCCTTCGACGAGATCGCCACCAAACACGCCGACAAGGTCGGCCTCGTGTTTTACGCGATCGCAAACGACCCACGACCCTGGGCGGAGGTGCCTAGATGACGACCTACCGATGTCCCCACTGCGACCAACCGACCGAGGACTACGAAGCCCATCTCGAGCCCGACACGGAGCTTCCGGTGTCCTGGATCACCCGCTGGTCGAAAGACCCGACGTGCTCCCACTCCCACGCCAAGCGCTTCGAACGCGAGGTCGAGGGCAAGGGGCGCTTCGGTGGCCACACCGAATATCGGTTCGGCATCGTTGCCGACCGCGTGTGCTGGCCCTGCAACTCCGTGATGCCCTACTCCGTCTGTGAGGTGCGGCCATGAAGGTCGTCGGAATAGACCCCGGCCTGGCCAACACCGGCATCGTCGTCATCGAGGACGGCCGCGTGGTCTTCGCGATCACGCTCACCACGAAAGGCGCCGGGAAGCCCGACTTCGCAAGCGTCATGGAGCGCGGCACCCTCATCGGCAAGCAGGTCCGCGAAGAGCTCTCGCTCATGACCGGGATCACAGCCGTCGCCATCGAGGGCTATGAGGACTTCGGCGGGGGCCATCTGCGCAACCGCGACGGCAAGCCCATTCCGAACCGCTGGACGACCCCTGCTGTGTGCGCGCTCATCGGCGTCTACGTGTCGCTGGCGGGCTGCGAACCGACCTGGCAGAAGGCCAGCACCGTCATGGGCGACTACCGGGCGTACAAAGCGCTGTGGGCGCAAGGGCGGAGCATCATCCCCGGAGACGAGAAGCTCACCAACGAGCACCTGCGCAGCGCGGCGTGCCACGCGCTCGCATGGATCGACGCGAACAAGCCGCAGGTGGCGGCATGAGGCCTCAAAGACCATGCAACCAACCCCACGGCACGGCATCGCGCTACGCTGCGGGATGCTCCTGCTTCGAGTGCTGCGAGGCGAAGCGCGAATACCTGGCGCGCCAGAGGGCCGGAGAGACTCGACTCGTGGACGGCGACGAGGCACGTGCCGTCATCGCCAAACTGCGGAGGCGGGGATTCTCGCGCCGGGCGATATCAGAAGGCACCGGGCTCTCGTATCGGACACTCCGGGCCATCGAGTCGGGGGAGTCTCACAGCGTCAGACAGGACACGATCGCGGAGCTGCGCGCGTTCTGCTCCCCGCCGAAGGGCTCGACGGCCCTCGTTTCGGCGGCGCGAACACACGACCTGGTCGCCCGCCTCGAGCGCACGATGACCCGAGGGCAGATGGCGGCGCGCCTCGGGATACCCCGCGCCTCGATCCCCGCGTCCACACAGCGCCGCGTGCAGTACCGGACGCAGGAGCGCATCGAGGCCTTGGCGCGGGCCGAAGGGCTGCTCAAGGAGCGGGTCGACACGGAGAGGCTACGCATCCTGCTCGACGAAGGGTGCGGTGTGGAGTTGGCAGCCGAGATCATCGGCACGGACCCTCGCTCGGCATACAGGGTGTTGGCGATGGCTGCATCATGAGAGGAGGACCATATGGCGTGCGCACACGGCAAGTTACTCGTGCAGACGGCCTCACAGGTCGGGGTCGAGATCCCCACGATGCCGGGCTATCGGATGATGCAGTCGGCGACGGCAACGGAGAACAACCTGACCGGCGATCCGCTCACGTGCCCGATATGTCCCTACCGGACGCGCTGCGACGAGAGGTCATTGACACGCGACTGCGCCTGATAGGTGCGATGGTGTCCGCCTCGGGCGCCCCACTGACCACCCAAGCCGCGCTACAGGCCGAGATAGACCGAGTGAGGGAGTTGATCGCATGACAGTCACCGTACGCCGCCGCCAACGCCGCCAACGCCGCCTACGCAGCCAACGCCGCCTACGCAGCCGACGCCGAAGCCGACGCCGCCTTCGCCGCAGCACGCGCCGCCAATGCCGCCGCCCACACACCAGGGTTCGCCGCTGATGTGATGGCGGTTATCGAGAAAGTGTCTGGAGGCGATGAGGAGTGAGCGACACACACAAGGCTGAGACGTGCCCGACGTGTGGGTGGGACCGTGGTATCCCTGAAACCGAGGAGTGCGACGGAGAGGCCGTATGTCCGACCTGCAAGCGGATGCGTAACGTGTACCACGCCGATGAGGGCACGAGCGGGTTCGTACCCCCGCCAGACGCACGACACCTGCCACACCTGTGGGAGCGACGACAAGGTGAACCGATCGCACTTGAGGGGCTCGAGCCTCGACTCGAAAGATGACCGCCGATCCCGGTGACACATAACCGAAACCAGACACAGAGAGCCGCTCCGCGACCTGCCGGCCCCGACGGGCACAAAGGTATCCGCCTGGCAGGGAACACCGACGGGGCGGCTCTGCCCCGGTGACACACCCGCAACGCTTCTGCCTGTGGATACCTGCGCAGTGTACAAGCAGACAGCCGAATGGTGGGACGCGGCCTGCCTCGTGTCGGGCAAACGCCATGCCGACATGCCACCGAAAGACCTCATGGACGCGCACCCCGGCTACGATAGCCACACCTGGGGGCAGCGCCGCATGATCGGCAAGCAGAAGCACAAGGGCGTCTCGTTCGGTGAGGTCGCAGTGGGCGGTGCGGCGCAAGCGCCCAAGCCGAAGGAACCCAAGGAGCCGAAAGAGCCGCCGATCGAGCTCACGACCGAGGAGAAGATAGAGCGCGACAAGACCATCAACCGGCTTATGCGCAGAGTCGAGGAGCTCCAGGCGAAGTACGACGAGGCGCTCCGCGGCAACGAGATCGAGGACCGGATGTGCTCGGCCATCGACTCCCGCATCCCGTCTATGCCGCCCGTGCCGCTGCCCTCGTTCAAGCGCGCATCGAAGCATCGGCCCGAGACCGCGGTCATGCTCGTCTCGGACTACCATATCGGCGAGTACGTCTCCGGCGAGGAGACAGGCGGCATCAACCACTACGACTTCGACACGTTCGCCCGGCGCTGGCAATACCACGTCGACTCGGTCGGCGGGATCTGTTTCGGGAAGCTCACCGGCTACGACCTGCCGCGGCTCTCGCTCGTGGGCCTGGGCGACATGGTGTCCGGCACCATCCACGACGAGCTCGTTGAGACATCTGACTCCACGCTGATGGACTGGCTTATCGACGGCTCGTCCATCCTCGCACAAGGCATCAGGCAACTCGCCGCGGAGTTCGGAGAGGTGAAGATCGACTGGCACTTCGGCAACCACGGCCGCGTCACGCAGAAGCCGCGATTCAAGAGGCGATGGGTGAACTACGACTATCTGCTCGGCCACATGATCTCGCTACACCTGGCCGCACAGTCCAACGTGACGTTCGTCAATCACAAGAGCTTCTGGTCGCTCGTGGATATGGAGGGCTTCAACCTTCTGAACCTACACGGCGACAACATCAGGGGGTGGAACGGCATCCCCGCCTACGGCATCAACCGCGCCGTGAGCAACCTCACCGCTCTTCTGAACTCCCGGCAGCAGCGCTTCCAGGTGGTCAACCTCGCGCACTTCCACCAGACCGCGCTGCTCGAGCGCACCGACTGCGACGTGGTGCTCAACGGCTCGGGCATCGGTGCCAACGAATTCAGCATCGGGGCGCTGTTCGCGGGGGCCAAACCGCGGCAGGTGCTCTACGGTATGCACCCCGAGAAGGGCCGGACGTGGCAGTACGCGATCGACCTGTCCGACGGCGACTCGAAGCCGTGCCGCTACCCGGTGTAAGGGGCTATAAGGTGCCGACCTACGTCTACGCCCACTGCGGCAACACCTGGCAACGCAAGCGCCCGATCCACGACCGTACGACCACCTGCGCTGTATGCGGGGCAGACGTCTCACCGACGATACAACCGGTCATGCTCGCCAAGAGCAGACGGACGGAGGGCAAGCCATGAGCTTCCACGCAGACGAGTACGGCGCATCGGCGAAGCGCGCACTCGACATCATCCAGACCGTGACCGAGCGCGGAAGAACCTACGGACACCCGCTCGACGACCACGGCAGAGCAGCAGCCATCATCCGTGCGGTGTTCGGCGAAAGGCCCATCACCACACCCGAGGACGTGCAGCTCGTGATGATCTGCGTGAAGCTGGCGAGACTAGGCGAGACACCCGACCACGACGACAGCTGGCTCGACATCGCGGGCTACGTCGAGTGCCGCTTCAAGACGATCGAGGAGAGGGAGCGCCGCTCATGATCCATCGGACGTGCAGTTGCGGTAGACGGGTCGCCAAAGGAGAGACATGCGTCTGCCGCGTGGTGCGCCACCAACCCGAGGCCGAGCGCATGGCGAAGCAACCGTATCGTGCGGCGTACAAGCACGCGAGCTACCGGAGGAACCGCGCGAAACGGTACCGCATGGCGCGAGGGATGTGCGAGTCGTGCGGGGTGGAGCTCGGCCCGGACTGGCAGTGCGACCACGTCGTCGAGGCGCGGCTGTTCGCCGATCCAGGCGAAGCGAACGCCGTCGAGAACCTTCGAGTGCTGTGCCGTACCTGCCACGCGATCAAGACTCGCGCACAAAAGCGCAGGTAGACGGGGGCGGGGTCAATCACGAGCGTCGAAACAGGGTGACCTTGCCGTCCCCTGCCGCACGTCTCCGCCCGAAAGTACGGATTCGATAGCCTCACGGTGACGCGTTGCCGATGATAGCCGCATGACCAACCGATGCTATCAATGCAACGAGCCGCTCCCCCCCGCCAAGCGCAAGGGTGGGCGGCCTCGCCTCTATTGCGACGACCGATGCCGAGATGCAGCGTACCGAAACCGCCAGCGGCAGTACGAGCCGATGCCCGCGCCCCTCGCTCCAGCCGAAGGCGACTCGCAGCTCCTCGCCGGGCGTCACGCGGACCCCGACGTCCGTATAGTCGCGGCGATCGTGGAGTCCCGAGCCGTGGCCGCGGAGTTCATGCGGCTCGGACACGAGTCTCGACCGCCACTCCGATGGCGGTGTGCCGGTATGGGCCAGGCGATAGCGACCGCTCTCGTCAACTACTTCGCGGAGGTATCCGAATGAAGGTCCGCTCCGTCCCGCTCTCCAGCTGTTCGTTCGACCCGAAGAACGCGAGAAAGCACTACGGCATGCCGGCCTACTGCGACGCCATCGTGCAGCGGTGGGAGAACCTGACCGGGAAGAAGGCGGTCCTCTCGGATGGCTAAAGGCCGCCCCATAGACCCGACCCGCGAAAAGCGCGGCACCGGCCATCGTCCCAAGCCGAGCGAGACCGCGATCGCTGTCGCGTCGTCCGCGCCCATCGCGTGCTTCGCCGATCCGCCCGCGGACCTGGCGCCAGAGGCTCACGACATGTGGCGGGTCGCGGTCGAGGAGCTGGCGTCTCTCCGCACGCTGCACGAGAGCGACCTCCCTTTGGTCGAGATGCTCGTCTCTGCGGCATATCGGCACCGCCAGGCCCGTGCGCAGATCGACCAGTACGGGCCGCTCGTGAAAGGCAAGAACGGCCCGATGGTCAACCCCATGCTGCGCGTTGAGAAAGACATGGCAGCGAGCTACCTCCGCCTCGCCGAGACGCTCGGGCTCACACCTGTGGCAAGGCTCCGGCTCGGCCTCATCACCCTGGCAGGGCAGTCCATCCTCGAGGGCATCGACAAAGAGCTCGAAATCCGGGTGAAGGTCTGAATGCCCCGGTATACCAATACCGGGATACGTGCCGCCGAAAAGGTCAAGGCGTTCGCGGCGGGGTTCGTCGTCCACAAGAAAGACCGGTGGGCGGGCGAGCCCTTCATCCTCGAGCCGTGGCAGTGGGAGCACATCATCCTTCCCATCTACGGCAACGTCGACAGGCGCGGCAAGCGCAAGCACACACAGGCGCTCATCGGCCTACCGAGATACGAGGGCAAGTCCGAGATCCTCGCGCTCATGGTGATGTACCACCTATTCGTCGAGCGGGTGCAGGAGGGCGAAGCGTACGTCGTTGCATCCAATGAGCGGCAGGCCGGCATCGTGTTCAACACCGTCAAGCGCATGATCCAGGCCAACCCGCGGCTCGAGGCGGCGTGCGACATCTTTAAGCGCGAGATATGGGTCAAGGAGACGGGCTGCGTGTTCAAGGCCATGCCCGCCGACGCCGACTCTGCACAGGGATTCCATCCGAGCTTCGCCGCCGTGGACGAGGTACACGTCCACAAGAACCACGACCTCATCGAAGCCATGCAGTCCGGCATGGTGGCCCGGGACAACCCGCTTCTCGTCGCCATCACGACCGCAGGCAAGAAGCGCGTCGGGGTGCTGTGGGACATGCTCCAGGGCAACATCGAGGAGGGCCGCATCCCCTGGGCCAAGCAGGAAGGCACCTACGTCTATTGGATCGGCGCCAAAGACTCCGACGACCCTGCCGACCCCGACGTCTGGAGGCGGTGTAACCCCGCCTCGTGGATCACCGACGACATGCTCAGGCAGCAGTACGAGAAGCTGCCGCTGCACGCGTTCGAGCGGTATCACCTCAACCGCTTCCCGACGCACTCGGACGCCGAACGCGCCTTCACGTGGGAGGACTGGCAGAAGTGCAAACGCGAGCCGGTCGTGGACCCGGACAGACGCTCGGTGCTCACCATCGACGGCGCGAACAAGGCCGACACGTTCGCCATCGTCGTGGCGGGTAAGGACGGCGAGGACATCCACATGGAGGTCTATCCGTTCACGGAACCCGACCCGCAGCGGGGGTTCTACGACCTTTACGAGATCGAGCAGTTCATCGTCGGGCTGTGGAACACCCGCAGCATCGACCGACTCGCGCTGGACCCGAACCGCCTGTTGCTTCTCGCCCAACGCCTCGAGCGCGAGCACTCCATCCCAGTAGAGACCTTCGCGCAGACCAACGCGCTCATGTGCCCCGCCGCCGCGATATTGCGCGAGCACATCCGTGCAGGGACGGTGCGCGCCGGTGCAGCGCGGGTCGTCGAAGAGCAGGTACTCAACGCGATCGAGGCGCCACGTGACCCGCAGGGCTGGCGCATCAGCAAGTCCACCCGCGAGGAGAAGATCGACATCCCCATCGCTATGGCGATGGCCGCCTTCCTGCTCGAGACCACCGACGAGGTGCCGTCCTTCGCAGAAACAGGCATCTATTCCATCCAGCTTTAGGTGACAGCCCCGCCACGATTCACACAGGACATCCTCGAGGAAGGTCCCGTGAATGAATCTCAACCCGTGGCGCAAGAGGCGCGAGACACGCGGGCTATCCGAAGATGCGCTCATCGACATCGCCTTCGGGTATCGCTCGTTCGGCAATCTGTTCAACGTGACACAGGAGTCCGCGGTGAAGTCCACCGCGGTCATAGCGTGTCTCATCGTCCGCGCCGAGACGTTCGCATCGCTGCCTGTCCACGTCTACCGCTCGGACGGCACCGTCCGTGACCGGGTGGCCGATCACCCGCTCTCGCCGCTCATGTCGCGTGCGTGGAACCCGATGATGACGTCGGTCGAGGGCTGGCGGTGGAAGCAGCTCACGGAAGACATCAGGGGCCAGGCGTTCGTCCGCGTGGAGCGCAGACTCGCCAAGCCCGTCAACTTCTGGCCGATGACCGCGAAGGGGTGCGTCCCGAAATGGGACGCCACAGCGGGCACGGTCGTCTACGAGTACGAGGGCGACGCGATGACGCCCAAGAACGTCTACGCCGCCAATGACGTGCTGCACTTCAAGGGGCCGCTCGTCAAAGACGCATGGACCGGCACCTCGCTCGTCGACCAGGCCGCCACCGCGATAGGGCTCACGATCCAGGCGGAGCGCTTCTATGAGCGGCTGCTCGGCAAGGGGAACCACTTCCCCGGCCACCTCGAGACCGACGGAGTACTCAAACCCGAGGACATCAAGGCCATCGCGGAGAACATCGCAGCGCTTTCCGGTGTCGACCACACGGGCGAGATGCGCATCTTCGACCGTGGCCTCAAGTACCAGCAGAACAAGATGTCGGTCGTCGAAGCCGACCTGACATCGCAGCAGCTCGCCTACCTCCAGGCCGTCTGCCGCGTGTTCAGAGTCCCGCCGCCGCTCGTTCAGGACTGGAGCCGGAGCACCTACACGAACTCCGAGCAGGCGGACATGTGGTTCGCCAAGCACACCATCCTGCCCATCGCGGTCAACACCGAGCGCGTGCTCGACCGGCTCTTCTCCAACCGCAACGAGTTCGACCACTACGCGAAGTTCGAGCTCGACGGCCTTCTGCGCGGCGACTACAAGACGCGCATGGAAGGCCATCAGATCGCGATCTTGAACGGCATCCTCAACGCCAACGAAGCGCGTCAGCTCGAGGAGCGCAACCCCTACGAGGGCGGCGAGGAGTACTTGCGGCCGTTGAACATGGGCTCGGTCGGCGACGGCCAGGTCGACGCGGCTCCCCTGGTCGAAGATGCCCGCGAACGCATCCGATCCCGCCGAGACCAGGATGTCGAGCGGGGACGCGATCCCGAGGCGACCGCCTCCTTCGCCGCGAGAGTCGCGGCCCCGCTCGTCTCCGCTGGCATCATCCCCGATGCTGAAACCTTCATGAAGGAGTGCCTACGTGACTGACATCATGGACACAGCGGACAACCTGCGTGTCAACGTGAACCCCTCGCTTTTCGCGCCGAGCCTGCGCGACGCGACCGACATCGGGCCGCTCTACCGCGAGGCCGTGACGAACGGCTTCCCGGTAATCACCACCGACCACGCCTTCATCCACGAAGGCATCGCCTACACGCTCTCCGGCACGGCCACGGTGTCGGGTTCGTGGAGTCTTAGCTTCACGACTCCCGCCACGGGCTACATCCACTTCAAGCCCGCAGGCATCTCCGCAGCGGGCGGGCCTGTGGTCGTGACGCTGCTCGAAGGCCCGACGTTCACGGGAGGGTCGGACGCCACCCCGAGGAACCGCAACCGCGTTATCTCTTCGCCGGACTCCTCGACGGTCGCGTGCAAGACCGGCGTGACCCCCTCGGGCGGCACCGTCATCAACACGCTGTTCATCCCGGGGGCCACCTCGGGCAGTCAGAAGGTCGGTGCGTCCACCGAGGCGGCCGAGGAGCTGGTGCTTGACCAGGCCACCGTCTACGTCCTCACGCTCACGGAGACCGCCACAGGCGACGTCGTGTGCGGATATGACCTGTTCTGGTACGAGGAAGAAGGAGCTTAAACCATGAGCGAATACGAAGTCCGCACTATCCCGGTCGAGGTCCGGGCTCTCACCGACGAGACCGGCCGTGTCATCGAGGGCCGCGCCATCGTCTACAACGTCTGGAGCGAGGACCTCGGCGGCTTCCGCGAGAAGCTCGCAAAGGGCAGCGCGAAGCTCGCCAACGACCTGTTGGCGCTGTTCGACCACGACTCGAGCATGGTGCTCGGGCGCACGAGCGCAGGGACGCTGGAGGCCAAAGACGACGGCGCCGGTGTCGTGATGCGCGCCTATCCGCCGGACACTTCATGGGCCAACGACCTGCTCGTGAGCATGGATCGCGGCGACATCAAGCACATGAGCTTCCGGCTCCGGGTCAATGACGACCTGTGGGAGATCGGTACCGACGGCCAGATCGAGCGCACCATCCTCGACATGGAGGTCGACGAGCTCTCCATCGTCTCGATGCCAGCCTATCCGCAGACTTCCGCCTCGGCCCGCGACAAGTGCGCCGAGATCCGGGCCAAGAGTGACCAGGCCCCCATCATCCCTCTCGAGGACACGACCGACGGCGGCGCGCCGGAGGTCGAGGAGCCCGGCTCGGGCGACTCGGTCCGCTATGAACTCGCACGCGGCAAGCTCTACCGACCCCACAAGGAGGGTTAGCTATGAAACGAACCTACGAGTCCACCATGGCGGAGATCGACGCGATCGCCGCAGAACAGCGCGCCATCATCGAGAAGGCCGAACCCTCGGCTGACGACAAGGCGTTCCTGCTCACCGCAGAGGGCGAGATCAACGCTCTCCGCAAGGTCGCCAACGACCTCCACGTCGCAGAGGTCGAGGCCCTCCGCCAGGCCGCCGAGACCGCTGTCCCCGTGACGGACACCGGCGACAAGCGCAAGGCCATGTTCGACTTCCGTGATCGTCTGCGCGCCATGACCCCCGGCGAGGAGCTCGCGCTTTTCTCCGATAAGCGCGCACTCGCGGCGGGCTCCGGCTCGGGTAGCTACCTCGTTCCGCAGGAGTGGCACGACAAGGTCGAGGAATACAGGTTCGAGGCGAACTGGCTGCGCTCCGAAGGCGCCCAAGTCATCAAGACCACATCGACGCACAATATCCCCGTGCTGACTGCCAACGGCACCGCCGCCATCGTCGGCGAGAACACCGCCTACACGAACTCCGAGCCGACCGTCAGCCCGGTCATCCTCTATGCCTACAAGCTGACCGACAAGGCGCTCGTCTCCGAGGAGCTTCTCGAGGACGCGTCCTACGATGTCGAGGGCCTGCTCGCTAAGAGCATGGGCTACAGCTTCGGCGCGGCCGAGCTGTCCTACGGCATGACCGGCACCGGCTCCTCGCAGCCGACGGGCATCTTCAACAAGACGACCGACCTCACGACCGACACGCAGGGCGTTATCACCAACGACGAGGTCATCGAGATCGTCTACGGCCTGGCGCCCGAGTACCGCGATGGTGCCGTCTGGATGATGGACAACACCACGGCGTTCTATCTCGCCACCAAGAAGGTCGACGTCTCCACGTCCGGCACTACTCCGTACGCATGGCCGACGCTGCTCGACGGCCAGAACCCGACGCTCGTCGGCTACAAGGTCAAGCTGGCCTCGGCCATCGCAGACAAGGCCAACGGCGCCAAGGCGATCGCGTTCGGCAACCCGAACCAGTACGTCATCGGCGAGAGAGGCCCCATGAAGGTCAAGAGGCTCCAGCTCTCCGAGTATCAGGACACCTTCGCGTTCGCGCAGCGCATCGACATGAAGCCGCTCAACGCGAGTGCCTTCTTCGTCTGCACGATCCACGCGTAAGGAGACCCACATGTTGATCCGCTGGCTCAAGACCGAGGACACACCGTACCGCCACGTCGACGCCGGTACCCAGGCGGAGACCGACGAAGAGACCGCCAAGCGCCTCATCGCCGAGGGCATCGCGGTAGTGGTCCCCGCCAAGGCGGAACGGGCCGTCAAGCCGAAGGGCGAGAAGGCCGTCAAGCAGTAGTCGCGCCACTGAGGGTTCCATCCGAGGGCCGGACTCCCGTGAGGGTCCGGCCCTCGGACACTCCGGTGACACGCCCCCCACTATCGGGGCATGAGACACGTCGCCGGACAGTCGTACTGCTCGCTCCCCTGGTGCGGGGCTTCCTTCGGGGGTCCGTACCATTCCCGCGTCTTCCGTGACGACATGGGGCTCGTGAAGCTCACCTATCCCTCGATGATCGACTACCACGACATCGTTCCCCGATCGCAAGGCGGGGACCCCGACGACCTCGGCAACAACGTACCGCTCTGCCACGAGTGCCACATGGCGCACCACTCCAACCCGAACAAGCGGCTCACCTTTCTGAGAGACGTCGCGGGGCGGAGCGACGGCAGGGTGGGCGTGTTGGTACTGGGAGACCGCGACTATCTGGACGCCGTCTGATGAGAAGGAGAATGACGCATGGCTAAATGGGCGCACGCTGACACACTGGACGGCGGGCCGAGCTACATCAAGACCTACTGCGACAAGGTGATCGTCTGTTCGACGCAGCCGACGACCTACGCGGAGGCCACGTCGACCTACGCGCTCGCGGACGTGACCGTGGACACGAACGACTTCACACTCGCGGCCTACTCCACCACGGGCCGCATGTGTACCTTCGCGGCGCAGTCGGACGTGACGGTCGATGCCTCGGGCACTGCGGCGCACCTCGCGTTCGTGGACGTGTCCGAGACAAAGCTGCTCTACGTGACCACGGTCACCTCGCAGGTGCTCACGGCGGGCAACACCGTCGACATCCCCGAGACCGATCTGTTCCAGATATCGCAGCCGAGCTAGGGAGCCCGTCATGGCCTTCGCCATCGTCACCGGCGGCACGACCGGGGCTCGGGACGGCACGGCGGTGTCCGAGGGCACGACCCTCACCGCCGAGGCCGCGTCGGGCCAGGCCGTCATCGTCGTCGCATCAGCGGCCGGCATCAGCGCGTCCGACACGCTCTACATCCTCGACACCGCCACAGAGATCGTCACGGTGCTCTCCGTGGACGGCAACAACGTGACGCTCACGGCGAACCTCACGGCGACACACGCCTCGGGTACGGTCGTCTCCGAGCGCACCAACCCCCTCGCGTTCACGACGAGTGCGTGGGTGGATGTCCACATCAGGGGCACCGTCACCACCGAGGAGACCTCCGACCCGACACTCACCATCCCGGCCGGTTTCGAGGTGAGCTTCGACGGCGGCACTACGGTCTACGACTCCACCGACTCACCGCTCGACGTGGCGACCGCACTCGGCACCGACATCGGCCCGGTCAACATCCCGATGAAGATCCGCCAGCCCGCCACGCTCTCCAAAGCGCAGTACGCGCTCGGGGCATCCGGCTCGTTCGGCGCTGGTTCCGCTCCCACACTCTCCGGCACCCTCACCGCCACCGCAGGGGTCGGACAGATAGTCCTCGGCGGCGCTATCACCGCCTCCGACAACGTGGGCGTCGTGAAGTGGCAGTACCGCATCAAAGTCTCGGGCGGCAGCTACGGCAGCTACACCGATATCGCATCCTCCGCATACGGCACGTTCGCGTCCATCAGTGAAGCGAACCGTACCATCAGCGGACTAGACCCGTTTGTCACCTACATCGTACAGGTCGTAGCGGTGGACGCGGCGGGCAACGCTTCTTCTGGCAGCAACGAGCCGAGCGCGGTACCCGTAGGCACCATGAGCCAGTTCGACGAACCATTCACGGGTACGGTCGGGACAGCACCGAACGCAACCTACTTCGGCACGGTTGTGGAGAACGGCAGCGGTACGGCCTCTGCTGCACTCAACGGGTCGGGGCAATTGCGTCTACTGTCGAGCGGCGACTCTTCTGCCGCTGCTGCTGCATATCTGCTTGAGAGCCCCACCTTTGACGGCTGGGACGTCAAGACGAAAGCCAAGATTGCCACGCTCTCAGGCAGTGTCGGCTACCCCGTGTTCTTGAGCCTCATGCACAAGTCGGGCGCACCTGCCGTTGACTCATCCAGCAACATCCTCGGCATGACGCTCATCCAGGTGCGCTACGATGTCGCAAACACCAACCTGTCCATCATCTACTACGACAACGCCAACGCAATCCAGCGGTGGGACACGGCCACGAGCGCGTACGTGTCATCGGGGCAGACCGACCTCGACCTCGCGCTCGATACCTACATCAACATCTACCTTGAGACGACCGCCACCCAATGGCGACTCGTCGTCAAAGACGCGGCGGATTCTTCGACGCTGCTCACGACCTCATGGGTCAGCTGGTCGGCCACCCGCACCGCCACGAATGACCTCTGGTTGTATCAGGGCGACCTGAGCAATAACATCACCCTCGCTGATGTGCTGGTGGACTCGTTCAAGGTCTACTACTAGTGCCGTCCTACATCTACAACGATCGCTTCACGGTGGAGTGGACGCCCTACGTGGGCGGGGACTTCGTGCGCTACGAGGTCTACGTCAGGGCCGAAGCGACCAGCCCCGAGACGTGGTTTCCCACCACGGGAGCTTACGGGTCATCGACTGACCAGACTTTAGACCACATGGAGGTCACAGGCCGCACCGCCCGGACGAACTACGATACCGTGGTGCGTGTGGTCACGACCGGTGGCAGCACGTATCACGACCCCGAGCACGTCAGCACCCCGAGCGCGAACGAGGGCGTGGTAGTCCAGGACGGCGAGTATTACGTCGGCTTCCCGCTGTGGTCGAAGCGCGGGGATTACCTCATGGTCGGCGCGGGCGCTACTCCCGCCCATGACCCCGGCGTGACCTTCACAGGGTGGTTCAAGTCACAGAAAGCGGCGAATGTCGGACTGTTCGAGGACTCGCTTTTGGAAGTGGCGGACGGGCATTTCGCGGCGGCAGCGGAAGGTGACGGGTTCGCGTGTGGCGAGGCGGGCCACTACTGGATGAACGACGACGACGAGATCGTGGCGGCGGCGTCTGCGACCAAGTGCAAGCTCCGCACCTGCCATTCGCCCAATATCGACTGGTCTGCGTGGACGAACGACTATCCCGTGCTGCTCGACGAGGAGGACAGGGCTATCCCGTTCCTGTTCACCTACTGCAAGCCGCTCCGACTCTCCGACGGTTCCGTGCTGATGCCCGTCTACTCGTCGGCCTACAACGGCACCAGAACCACCGAACGCTGGATGCGGGTCTACCGCACCACGGACGGGGAGAACTGGACGCATTGGGGCATCTGCGGTCACGAGCTTCAATGGCAAGCGTCGAGCACGAGCGGCGGGGAACACAACATCGTCAAGATCGGCGGCACGTTCCCCACCGAGCACCTTGTCTGCATAATCCGGCCGAACGTCGCCACGGAGACCGCGAAACCCTACGTCACGCAAAGCCTGGATTCAGGGCAGACGTGGGAGACTCCCGTAAACTCGAACATCGGCGGGACGTGGTTCGGTAGGGCACCGTGGACGCTTGAGTGGGACGGCACGTCTATCTACGCGGCGGGTGGCAGACGGAGCACCACCGCATACGACTCACTGAACGGTCACTATGTCTCCAAGCTGACCCCGACCTTCGCGGAGTCGGGGCTGATAAGCAACCTCGGCAGCGGGTGGGCTACGGCGGTGCAGGTCGAGTCATCGGCAAGCGCGGCCTCTACAGGGGACTTTGGCTACTGCGACCTGGCGTCGATAGCTGGCGAACTGTGGCTGGTGTTCTACACCTGCGTGGGGACTGCCATCTCAAGCGGAGGGCTGTCCAATCCGTTCATCGGGTTCAAGCGGCTCGACCCGACCACACTCACCGCGAACACGCTCACCAAGTACAGCTACGAGACAGACCCGTACCGCTACCTCACTGTGCTGTCAGGCGACTTCACCATAGACGGCACCACACTCCGAGCATCAGCTCCTACCGGCATCACCACATCAGGGTTGCTGCAAGCGGTGACGGACGGCGGGGCGCTCAAGCTCGCCGGGACGCACGCGGACAGGTTCACCACCGACCCCGACACGCTTTCGGCGGGGACGGACACGTTCGAGTTCGGGGTCGCACCGCTTGAGACCGACGGTCCGCTCACGATCAACCTGGGGGTGCCGGTGTGACGCAGTACTTCGACCTCGCGGCCTACTCCGAGCTGACCGTGCAGGACGCCAGCCACACGCACACGTGCGAGAACGTCGACCTCGTCCAGACCTCGATACACCACTTCGACCTCGCGGCCTACGTGAGCGCCGGTACACTCACGGTACAGGACGCCGCCCACACCCACGGCGCGGAGGCCGTGGCCCTCACGCAGGATCACGCGCTGGTCGTGGCGGACGCGGCCCACACCCACACCGCCGAGGAAGCCACCCTGGGCCTCGTCACGGAGGCGCAGTACTTCGATCTGGCGGCCTACACCGAAGTGCCGCTCACGGTCGCGGACGCCGCCCACACCCACACGTGCGAGACGGTCACGCTCGCGCAGTACACGTGGTACACCGTCGAGGTCACACCGGCCCACACGCTCGTCACGCAAGACGCGAGCCACACCCACACGGCAGAGGAAGCGACGCTCCTCGGCGACACGCTCGCGGTCCAAGACGCGAGCCATACCCACACGGCCGAGAACGTCACACTCGTCCAGACGCACATCCTCGTCACGGCGGACGCCGCTCACACCCACACCGCCGAGGAAGCCACGATCGCCGAGGACGACGTGCTGCTCGTGGTGGCCGACACCTCACACGCGCACACAGCCGAGTCCGTGGTGCTCACGCAACACCACGCGCTCATCACCGCCGACGCGCTGCACGCACATCTCGCGGAGCAGGTGGACCTCGTCTACGAGGGCGACATAGGGCTCGCGGTCGATGACGCGCTGCACGCCCACACGTGCGAGTCGGTCACGCTGACGCAAGACCACGTGCTCGTTGTGGCGGACGCGAGCCACACGCATACGGCGGACAACGCGAGCCTCGCCCCGCTACGAGGCCCGTTCACACTCACGGTCTCGGGCGAGAGCGACCACACGCTCAAGACGACCGGGGACACCCCTGCGACACTCACCCTGGAGGTGCGCTAGATGGACCGGATCAGGCAGCGGTACACAGGCACATACGACCTCACCGCAACGGCGTACGACGAGGACGGCACCGAGGCCACCATCACCGGCACCCCGACCGTGACCATCACCGACAGCGCGGGCACCGAGGTCGTGGCGGAGACGGCGGCGACCCTCAGCGGCGGCACGATGACGTATGCGGCCTCCGTGGACGACCTGCCCGACCTCGACACCTACGAGGCGATATGGACCGGCACGGTCGCAGGGACGGCCCAGGAGTGGCACACCCGCTTCGAGCTGGTGGGCGGCTATCACTTCGAGCTCCACGAGCTTCGCTCGCACAACGGCTCGACGTTCGCGTCGACCACCGACTACCCCGCAGCCACGATCGAGGCCGCCCGGACGTGGGTGGAGAAGCGCATCGAGCACGCTACGAACGTGGCGATGGTGCCGAGAGGCAACAGGGAGACGCTCTATGGCGACGGATCGCAATACCTCCGCGTGGCCAAGCCGAGGGTCACGGCGATCCGCTCCATCATCGAGGACGGGACCGCGTGGACGGCCGCCGAGATCGCAGAGGTGCAGATCCGAGCGACGGGCCTCTACCTAGAGAACGACGTCTGGTATGGCGACAGCGTCTATGTCGTGCTCTACGAGCACGGACACGAGGACTGCCCAGAACCCGTGAAAGAAGCGGGACTCATCCTTGCCGGGGAGTACCTGTTGCAGAACAACCTGCGGTCTCGAGCCACCGCCGAGAGCACGGACGTCGGCTTCTATCGCCTCTCGATCGCCGGGGCCGGAGGCAGGACCGGCATCCCCGAGGTCGACGCCATCATCGCGGACTACCGCGAGAACACCGCGTGGGTGGGATAGATGAACACCGCCTATCCCGACTTCCAAGACGCGCTCTATGCGGTCGTCAACGGCGCCACCACGACCCCGGTGTCGCTCGGCTGGCCCACAGGCGGCCCGAAGGCCTCGCATGTGTGGATCTCCGGCGCCGGCGAGATACAGCTCTCCGACGGCGTGTCGGGCTACGGCCAGCGCGACGAGACCATGACGGCCGAGGTCCGCATCAAGGTCGACCTGGCCACCTCCACGTACACCGACGCCCGGGACGCGGCCTTCACGATCTCGGACGCCATCGAAGCCGCGCTCTCCGCCGACACGACCCTGGGCGGTGTAGTCGGCCACGCACGCGTCACGAGCATCCGCGTCGACGAAGCGGTCGAGGAACGCCAGCGCAGCGTCGGCATCGTCCTCACGGTCACGGCGGACGCCATCGTCTAGAGTGACGCGCACAGCATCCTGTCCCCAGGCACCACGGATGAAGGGACAGACTGATGGCCGTGCAGAAAGGCTCTATCCGGCTTGGAATAGCTTCCGAAACCACCGAGGGGACGGCGGTCTCCGCACCCCAATATCTGTTCGGTCTCGAGGACGGCGGCGTGACGGTGGCGCCGTCACAGGAACCCGACGATCTCACCAGCGGCGAGCGCTCATCGTCGTCCGTGCACCGAGGTGATGCAGAGTGCGGCGCCGAGTTCACCTGCCGCGCCAACCTCGCGTCTATCGGGAAGCTGCTGTGGGGCGCGCTCGGCGACAAGTCCGTCACCGGTACAGGCCCGTACACCCACACGTTCAAGCTCGCCGACACCCTCCAGAGCTTCACGGTGTTCGAGTCCGTCGTCGACGGCGCAGGGATCGACGTCCCCCGGGTGGCAGGAGCGAAGATAGACAGCCTGGTGTTCGCGTGGGAGGGCAACGGGCCGCTCCGGGTGACCGCCGGGTTCAAGGGTCGCGCGCTGTCGTTCGGCGCGTCAGACACCGCCTCGGTGCTTGACGAGACGAGCCTCACCACTAACTTCATCCCTGCGGGCGGGACGTTCAAGCTCGATGTGGACTCCGCGACGCCCGCGACCGCGCTCCTTAAGGGCGGCAGCATCACGATCACCAACAACCTGGAGGCGCAGTTCTACTCCGGGACCATCACGGCTGGCGCGGTCGATCCGGGCTGGCACGTCGCCGAGTGCGCGTTCACGGTCGTCCCGGCCGACATCGATGAGTGGCGCACCATCATCACCGGAACGTCGAGCGGCTCGGGTGTTGCGGCCTCGCCCGTCTATGGCAGCTTCGAGCACGCCTTCAAGTCACAAGGCGGCGTCACCGCTCACCAGCTCACGCTCGCGGCGTCCAGGGTCGCCTACATGTGCGACCTGCCCCAAGCCGAGGCTGGGGGCGGAGCGGCCGAGGTCGAGCTCGCAGGCCGTATCCTCAACGACGGCACCGACGGGACCATTGTCGCCACACTTGTCAACGCGACTGCAAGCTACTAGGAGAATCAGGGGGTTAGGCCATGAGGAAGCTCTCAAAGACAAGCATCGCCATTCTGTTCATGGACGATACAGAGGCCATCGTCGAAGTGTCATCGGCCGACAAGCTTAGGGCCAGGAGGGACCTCGGGATTGACGCAGAGATCGGTGAGGTCTTGAGCCTCATGCTATGGTACGCCGCATGCCGCGCTGGGCTCGCTGACCCGAACGGGGACTGGTTGAGCTGGCACGAGACCGTTGCGATCTTCGATGCAGTCGAGGATGACGACGAGGGTGATGGCCTGGGGGAAGATGGGACGACGCTCGCCTAGTGGCGACCGTCGCTGTCGGAACCGGCCAGCCCGTGGGTGACTTGCTCGACCTGCTTGGAATGAACCATGAATGGCCCGAGGTGTTCGATGTGCTGCACGAGATGGTCGAGATCAGGTCCCAGGCCACGGACGTAGCCAGCAGGGAAGCGAAGAGGCAGCAGCTCCTGGCCGATGCGCGACGTAGGTTCGGGAGACGTTGATGCAGCTGCGCAAAATCGAGGACATGGACGGGGTCGCGGTCGGGATACAGTTCGACGGCCTATCCGACCTTCTCGTGGCGCTCAAGACCTTCGAGCCTGACGTCTATGAGAGATTGCGCGTCTCGCTGCGCGACTCAATGCGAAAAGTCAGCGTCCGCGCCAAGATGTCGCACAAGGCCAAGCACTCGATCGCCGTGCGCCCGACAGGGCGGTCCGTGGGCGCCTCGCTCGTGGCGATGCCAGGGCCTCGGGCCAGCAAGAACGACTGGTCGGCACCGGAGACAAGGGCGGTCATCTTCGAGTTCGCGGCCACAAGCAAGAAGCCCCAAGCCAAAGCCGCGATCGCTTCGTTCGAGAGCCGTTTCGGAAGCCCTGGTCGCTTCCTGTGGGCCGCCTATGATGCCGAGGCTCCTGCTGTGAACGCCGACATACTATCGGAGCTGAACAAGGCTCAAGACACGCTCCAGCGACGCCTAGACAGGTGAGCTAATGGCCGTCAAGATCAACATCCTCTCAACCTTCAACCCCGCAGGGGTCATAGCCGCAGAGAAGCGTATGCAGCGCCTTGCCGAGAACACCCTGGCGAGCACCGACTCGATGGCGGGCGGTTGGGTACGTACCGGCCGCGAGGTGGTCGTCTACGGGCGCAAGCTCGAGCAGGTCGGCCGAAAGGTCTCGTCGCTCGGTGACTCGATGACCCGCGACATTTCTCTGCCGATAGCCGCCGCGGCTGTGGTGGCTGTCAAGTGGGCATCAGACGTCGAGGAGTCGACCAATAAGGTCGATGTGGTGTTCGAGGACGCCGCCGACAGCGTAAAGGAGTTCGCCAAGCAAGGAGCGCGCGCGCTCGGCATGAGCGAGAGGGCAGCGCTCGAGGCGGCTGGTACTTTCGGTAACCTGCTCACCGCGACCGGACTCGCCGAGGAGCAGGCCGCGGATATGTCGACGACGATGGTGCAGCTCGCCGCAGACATGGCGAGCTTCAACAACGCGAGCCCCGAAGAGGTCCTGCTGGCGATCCGCTCCGGTCTTTCGGGGGAGACCGAACCCCTCAAGCGTTTCGGGGTGAACCTCAACGACGCCACGCTCAAGCAAAAGGCCCTGAACCTTGGGATCTATGAGGGGACAGGGCTGCTCACTGCCAACCAGAAAGCACAGGCCGCATATGCGGTCATCCTCGAGCAGACAGGCAAGGCCCAGGGAGACTTTGCACGGACGTCGGACGGGCTGGCGAACCAGACCCGCGTGGTGCGAGCACAGATGGAAGATGCCGCGGCGACGATGGGCGAGAACCTACTCCCCGTAGCTGCTGATCTCATGACTATGGTCGCAGGATTAACAGAGCGATTCGCCGCGCTCTCCCCGGAACAGCAAAAGACCGTCATCGGTTTCGGTCTCGTCGCAGCGGCCATCGGCCCCGTGGCATCAGTCACCGGTCGCGTGATAACCCTCACAGGGTCGCTGATCGAGATATCGGGGCGCCTGGTCATCTCACTCGGCAAGGTCATCGCGGCCGAGAATGCAGCAGCGGCCAGCGGTACGACACTCGCGGCAAGCACGAGGCTCGCACAGGCGGGATACGTAGGCCTCGCTCTCGCGGTCGGCGTCACGACAGGCAACCTCATCAACCAAATCCCGGCAGTGAAGCGCTCAGGAGACGAGATCGCCAGGCTCGCCGGGGAAGTGGACAATCTCACCGAGTTCTTCCGCGAGTCCAACCGCATCAAACCGTGGTGGGCCAAGTTCACGCAAGTAGGGGCGGGTATCTACGGTATCCAGGAAGCAGCGGGGGCCGCAGGCATAATCGCAGGCGGGAACGCGAGGGGCGACATCGTGACACGGCCGCAGCTCTCGTGGCTGGCGGAAGGCGGCTACCCGGAGAGCGTGATCTCGTGGGACCCCGCGCTGCGCTCCCGCTCTGTAGACATCCTCGACAAGACCGCGCGAGCCTTGGGCGTCTCGTCGGGCGCCACCGTCGCGCCCTCGATCACCGTGAACGTCGGCGGCTCCAACGCCTCACCGCAGGCCATCGCTGCGGCCGTCGAGGAAGTGCTCAGACGTACCGTCCGGTCATCGTTCGCTCTCGGAAGGGTCTAGCATGGACGCGCCGTTCTATCTCGCTGTGGGCGATTGTGTCATCGAGCCTGGCGACGGCTCTAGCGACTATCACGTGACGAGTATGTCGTTCCCAGAGCCCGACCCCGATGGTTGCGGTGGGCACAGGCCAGCCAAGCGCGAGCTCACCCTGCGCGTCGAGGGATCGACCGCCGCCGAGCTGTCGTCCAACATCGCCGCGCTTCGGCGTCAGTGCGTCCGTGACGAGCGGCTGCACTTCCGGCCGGGGCTTGTCGGGGACATCCTGGAGTGCCGTATCCGAGAGGCATCGGTCGTCGAGGACAACTACGACCCCTTGCGCCGGAGCGGGACGGCGAACTTCAACACATACCTCACGCTCTCGATACTGACCGACCCGTACTGGCTCGGAGCCTGGACCGACGACGTGACCCCCACGGTGTCGGAAGTCCCCGGGCACTTCGACGTGACCCCCACGGGCGAGGTCGACGCGCTCGTGCGCCTGCGGGCCGTCTTCGCGGACCAGGGCACGGTCGCCGCGATCGGCGTCAAGCCCGAGCCTGGCGCATCGTACGACTACGTCGACGACTACGGCACGAGCAGCGACACCTCGGACGCCAACGCGGTCGGCGGCTACAAGGTCGGCGAGGTCGTGGACTCCTCGCTCGCGGGAAACGAGATCGGCACGGCGCCGAACATCGACACGAACGACAACCGGGGCCGACACCTGGTCCTCGCGCGCATGGACTCCACCGCCACGACAGCGTCATCGAACACCGCGCGGGTGCAGACCATCACGACGGGCAACGCCATAGCCGATTCGGTCACGGTGTCGGAATCCACGGTGACGTTCTCCTCCAACGCCCTCATCGGCTATGAGATGGGGACCATACAGATCCCGGCAGGGCAGGTGCCCGACCTCGATACGGGAAGCGGCTATGCGGCGGAGACGCTCGCGTACTCGCAGACCACCGAGGATGCGGACACCGTGGGACTGACCGCGTATCAGACTGTGGGGCTGGCGGCGGGCGAGAAGCTCACGAAGGCCGTGTTCAAGACGGGCACGCTCACCTCGGCCGGAGGAGCATACGTCGAGGTCTATGCAACCGACTCGGGGCTCGCCACGGGTGGTGTGCTCTGCTCCTCGGCGATCAAGTCCGTCTCGGCATCGAACACCGAGTACTCGTTCGGCCTCGACTGGACCGCCCCGAGCGCCGCGACCTATGCGCTCAAGGTCCGCCCCGCGACCGGCACCACGGCCCTCACCACGAGGTGGCGCAAGAACAGCACAGGCGGATTCGCCGGAGGCGAGGAGCTTTCCGACTCCAACACCGCCGTCACAGGAGACGACCTGTACTTCAAGCTCTACACCAAGCTCCCCCTCGGCTTCAACACCACGAACCCCATCCAGGCCGCGTGCTCCGAATCCTCCAAGACCATCGCGCTCGACTACGTGCAGCGCATCCCCGTCGACTTCGCGGCCCTTGTCTACCGCATCACGGCCGCCGGGACCCTCGGGCTGTTCTATGACGGCGACACTGACACCCCGTACGTCGCCGACGCGGACGGCATCGGACCCGCGATCTATGACAAGTGCGAGATCCGCAAGCCGCTGCGCCTCAAGCCCGGCGTGACCAACCGTGTCGTGTTGGGAGTCTGCCAGGCCGACGAGTCCATAGGCGGGGCCACCGTCACGTACTCGTACCGGCCGCGCTTCCTGACGGCGACGGGCTAGGCCGATGATCGCCACAGTGAAACCCGTAGACCGCGAGGAATACGCGCTGGATCTCGACTCGGAACCGGTGTTCTCTTCCACGCTTCCCGGTGGCTACGAGACCGCCACGCTCGACTGCGAGCTGTCCGACGAGCAGCGCCTGAACGTCATGGGAGGGCGGCTGCGCATCCACGGCGAGACAGGCATCGTGTGGCAGGGCATCGTCTCCAGACGCCCGGGTGAGGCCGAGCCCCTCACAGCCCTCGGTTGGGGCTACAGCGCGACCATGGGGCGGAGAGAAGCGCTCTATTGCGACACCGCGCTCACCCCCTGGGCCTCGTCCGACGCGGCCGGGAACGCCCCTGGGACCTCGATCGGCACCGACTCCGCCACGCTGCAGTTCGTGTTACAGCCCGGCTCATACAAGACCGGGAACATCATGGGCATCTGGCGTGAGATTCCGTCCACCACGTCGCTACGGTTCACCATCGGCGGGTTCTCGCGGCCTTCGTCGTACTTCCGGGTCGACGTGTACGTGCGCGACGGATCCTCGTACGGCACCGCGAAAGCCACGATCTCGACCACGGGCGCACAGGACATCGACGTGTCAGGCGGGACGGACTACAACGCCATCAAGCTGGTGCTCAAGCTCACGAGCGACTACTCCCCGTCCTCGACCATCGCGCCTGCGCTGTCGGGGTTGAAGGTCTACGGCGTGGCGGGGGTCACATCCCCGACCACCTACAACGTCGCCTACGACGTCTTCGCCAACGAGGTCGCCACGGACCACCTGCCGAGCGGCGCGGCATATCTCGCGTGGCTCGAGGCGCAGGCCACTGCCGTCGAGCCCCTCGTGTTCGCCTCGTGTTCTGCCGCCGGCAAGATGCTCGAGCTCGCGAAGTACGCGGCCTTTGACTACGGCTGGTACATGGAGCTGGTGTCCGGGACCCCGTACTGCGTGCCGCACTGGACAGCCCGGTCGACCACCCCCGACTATATCGTCCGCCTCGAGGAAGCCGAGAGCCACGACCTCGACGAGAGCTCCATCGAAGAGCTCGCGTCCGCCGTGCGAGTGAGCTATCAGACGGCGGAGGGCCGCTCGACCTACACCGACGTCCTGGACACGGACACGAGCCACCCGCTCGTCGCACTCGGCATCACGCGCTACGGCGACCTGCAGCTCCAGTCCGCATCATCGACCACGGCCACGACCTACGGCGGCATCTACCTCTCGGAGAACGGGCGCGAGCAGGTGAAGGGCCGAGTCGTCACCAGGAATGTCTACACCGCCGCCGGGGCTCCGGCATACCTGCCCGACCTTCGCCCCGGTAAGATGGTGCGCGTCATGGGGCTGCCGGACGGCCAGCGGGACTGCATCATCAAGCGGATCACGTGCGCGGGCGACACACTGGCGACCATCGAGATGGACAACGACCCCTATCGCCTCGACATCCTGCTCGCTCGTCTCGCCAAGCGGCAGACGTGACGGGTGCCGCATCATCGGAGCGAAGGAGGGTCACCGATGGCGAACCCCGCACCAGCAGCGAAGGCCCTGCTCGACCAGGCGACCTTACTATGGCCGAACCGCAGCAAGGCCTCGGATGGCATCGTGCCGTCCGCCGCGCATACCGCCGCGAACCCGACGAGCGACCACGAGATCGGCGTTGCCGGTTACAACCACGCGGTCGACCTCACGCACGACCCGAAGAACGGTTGCGACTGTGCCGTCATCGCCGAGAACCTTCGGCTCTCGAAAGACCCCCGGGTGAAGTACGTCATCCACGCAGGAAGAATCTTCTCAGCGTCCGTACAGCCTTTCGTGTGGCGCGCCTACACCGGGAGCAATCCGCACGCGAGCCACATGCACGTAAGCATCATCGACTCGGCGAGCGCGTGCCTGAACGTGTCCGCCTGGCCACTTGACGTAGGAGGAAGCGCCCTCATGTACTTCTACAAGATCATCGTATGTCCCACCGTGATGACGGCGACGGCGTTCGCTTCGTGGTGTTTCGGGTCGCTGGGGGTGAGGGCGATCGCGAACGGTACGCTCGTGGTGGCCCACGCCGATGACGCGAAGTCCAAGGCGATCGAGGCCGAGTGTGACCGGCTCGGATACGTCGACCCGTATGCGCGCCTCGTGACCGTCACCGGGGCTCACACCTCGCTTACGAAGCGCGACGAGTATGTCCCGGAGAGCGAGGCTTACCTACGACTGAAGGCCCGCCTGGAGGCCGCGGAAGAGCGGATCGCGAACGCGAGAGAGGCCCTGTCGTGACCGACGGGGACGCGACACGCATCCACGCCCGGCTCGACGAGATAGTCGCGGCCCTCACCGACCAGGCCATCAGCATCGCCAAGCTCTCCTCGAGCTTCGAGTCGATGCTGACCGCCACAGCCAAGGCGGAGATCACCCGCGAACAGACCTGTCCCCATCACGGCTATATGCTCCGCCTCGGCAACAGGATCGAGCGGATGGAGTCGAGCGTGAGGGTGCTCAAGTGGCTCGGCGCCATCGTCACGACCGCGCTCATCATCCCCGGGCTCCAATGGTTCGGGCGCGAACTTTGGCGCCTCATCATCAGTTAGGAGGACATCATGCGAGACTGGCTCGACTCACCACAAGCCACAAGGGTATGGCGCACGCTCGTCCAGGTGTTCGGCGGCGTGTTCATCGCCGCTGTCGTGGACTTCGGCATGGACGGCGCGATCGCGTGGCGTGACTACGTGTTCGGGCAGTCCGGTGTCATCGTCATCGGGGCCGGCGCATTGGCGGTGTGGATGAACCGCACGGTCCCCCCTCAGTGACCGTTTACGTCCACGCGAGCGGCTGGTGTTCGGAAAGAGTCGATACGCGCACTAATCACTAACACGATACGACCCCGAATCTTAATCTTGCCCCGTCTCCTCCGACCCCCGGGAGGCGGGGCATTCCTGTCGGTAAGATTCTGGTCAGACCCGCGTGCCACACTCGCGTTCTTCGACTCAAAGGGGGTCACGATGGATGGATGGTACGAAGGTGCGGCGGATCTGGCGGGGGTGCCGGAGGATCGTCGCGAGGGGGCCGTCTCGACCCCCAACCTCGTCATCGCCTCTGCTAGCTGATCGGCTCGATCGTAGCCCGCGGCGTGGCGGGCTGCACGGATCAGCCTCCCGAACTTCTTGGCGTCGATGAGAGGCTTCTCACTAGGCACCAGGCGGCTCCTGACTCGCGCGGTTTGCTGTTGTGGAGTATAGCAAATCATTGTCGTCTACCCCCTTGCAAACTGTCGTGACACGGATTATTGTATCCCCCGTTAAGGCATTTCTGCAACGATTCGTCGAGAAGCGGAAGGGGTGAGTAATGGAGACACTGACTGTGGGAGTGAAGGAAGCGGCCGAGATCGCGGGTGTCGGTTACCAGACGATCCGCGAGTGGTGTGAGCGTGGCATGCCGCACCTTTGGACCAAGAATCGCGGCCGCATCCGGATACCGCGGGCGGCGCTCGCCGAGTGGATCGAGCACGAGGCGGCGCGTTTTTCTACGCCCTGACGTTATCGAAATGCTGGAATCGTTGGAGAATCGCCACAATAGGACGGGGGGAAAGTATGCGAGACGACCTGTACAGGGAGATCGGGAGGATTCTTTGGCCGGGCCTGACCGACAAAGAGCAGGCGCGGCTCCTCTTAGGGGACGTGGCGGACTGGCTCGACCGACTCCAAGCCGCCGATAGCTGCGAGACCCACGTGTCGTGGTTGGAGCCCAGCGATATCACCGGCGGTGACCCCACATGATGCAGCTCGAACTCGACACCCGCTCACTCAAGCCCATCCCCGCCGACAAGCTCATGACCGACACCCTCGCATGGATCGAGACCAACCCCGAGGCGTGGGATGCCCTCGTCGGCATGGCGCAGCGAGACGCGCTGGACTTCGGTCGCGTCCGCATCAAGAGCTACATCGAGTCGCTGCGCTACCGCGACCTGGGTTACGCCACCCGCACTGTGAAGCTCCCGAACGCGTTCAGCGCCGCGTTTTCCCGAATCCTCGGCGAGTGGCATCCAGAGCTGCGTCACGCCATACCGATGGCGTCCTCGAAGCTGGATGGGTGTGTCGTGCCACCTCGGAGCTATTAGCGATGGCGTGGGAGCCCGACGAGATCGCCATGCTCCGGCAGATGGCGGTGGCCGGGGAAGGCGAGGAGGCCATCGCGCTCGCACAGAAGCGCGCCCGCGCCGACGTGCGTCAGATGGCGGCACTCCTCGGCATCGACCTCGCACCCCTGGCGAAGCTCGAATGGTGCGACCTGTGTTCCAAGCCTCGACGGTGGATCGACCCGCAGACGGGCTGGTGTGAGGCGTGTACGACGCGGCTCCGGCTCGAACACCAAAGGATCCTCGACGACGAGGAGGAGGAGCGACTTAGGGAGGAGGCCCAACGCGAGATATGGCAGGTCAAGAAGGCCCGGGAGCGCATGCGAGAGGAGTACGGAGCGAACCCACGCAAGAGTAAAGGCACCAAGGCAGAGAGAGTAGGCAGACATGAAGGTCGTAGTGAAGGACTTCGGCACGGAGACGATTTGCGTGACGGTGGAGGGAACGTCTCCGCTGATCATGCACAAGTGGTCGGAGAAGACCATCAGGGAGCACAACGACAAGAAGCTCGGGCTCAACCCCAAGCCCAAGCGCGAGATCGCCGACCCGCAGACCGAGTATGAGGCGGCCATCTACCGCCTCGAAGACGGCACCCCAGGATTCCCGGCGACTGCGTTCAAGCTCGCGGCGACTCGTGCGGCCTCGTTCTTCGGCTTCAAGATGACCGAGTTCCGGCCCCTCACGTTCTTCGGCGGGTCGGGGGTAGACCAGCTCGTCCCCATCATAGGAGAGCCGAAGATGCGCGAGGACATCGTGCGCGTCGGCGGTAAAGGGAAGGGAACAGGCACGATGGACACCCGCTGGCGCGCCGAGTTCTGGCCGTGGTCGGCGAAGCTGACGATCCGGTACATCTCGTCGGTGATGACCGCCGAGCAGGTCGTCAACATCATCAACGCTTCCGGTATGAACGGCATCGGCGAATGGCGACCCGAGAAGGACGGCACGTTCGGCACGTTCCGGGTCGTCGAAGCGGAGATGACGACATGACGCTACAAGAGGCACTGGAAGCCATCTATCGGGACAAGGGCCGACTCGATCCCGAGGAGATAGAGCAGGACGCACGAGACGAGCAACACCCGCTGCACGGATACCTCGAATGGGACGACTCCGAGGCAGCACGCCGCTACCGCGTCGTGGAGGTCGCACGCCTCATCAGGAGCGTCCACATCACGCGAGAGGTGCACCATCCGAAACCCCGCAAGGTCGAGGTACGGGCGTTCTGCTCGACGCGGGACGACAGGCGATACGTGCCCATGAGCGTGGTCGAGAACGACCCCGCGCTCATGAATATGGTGCGGGAGCAGATGCGGCGTGAGCTGGCAGACCTCAAGGCGAAATATCAGGCGCACGAGTCCGTCTTCGCCGAGCTGATGCAAGAGGTGTTCTCGCTCACCGCATAGAGACATGGCAGGCCAGGCATGGCGGGGCATGGCGTGGCATGGCGCGGCAGGCACGGAGGTCAAAGAAAGGAGGAAGCACGGAGAGAAAGGCGAGCCGCCGCGGTTGCACCCACGACGGCTCTTGAGAGAAGAGGCAGGCACTCGGCCTGTCCCTACATCTACCTAGGAGGTCACCCAGGCATGACAGAGCTTATCACGACCCTGCGGGTGGAGGACGTCTACCCCAACCCGAGACACTACCGAGAGGTCAAGCCCGAGGCGGTCGCAGCACTCGCCGCCAACATCGCCGTCGCCGGACAGCTCGAGCCGATCCGCGTGTGGCGCGACGGCGACATCTACATCATCGACGCGGGGCACCACCGGCACGCCGCCATCAAGTCTCTCGGCATCGAAGAGATAGACGCCATCGTCGTGGACACCGACGACGTGCAGGCGATGGTCGCGTCCAACATGCACTTCGCCGAGAGCGAGATCGAGCGGTCCCGCGGCACACAGCTCCTGCTCGCCACGGGAGTCAGACCGCTAGAGGCCGCCGCGCTCGTCGGGGTGGACCAGGACACCGTCTCGAAAGCCGCCCGGGGCATCAAGGTCGTCGCCGACGAGTGCGCGTGCGAGGACCTCACGCTCGATAGGCTCGTGGCGATCGCGGAGTTCGACGACGACCCCGGCATGGTCGATGCCCTCTTGAACGCGCCCGAGGAGAAGTGGCGCGCGATCGCACGGGCGTTCCGCGACAACCGCCTCCGCGCCAAGAAGGTCGAGGCCGCGAAGGTTGAGGTCGAGAAGGCCGGCTGCGCACTCATCGAGCGCGAACAGGCCGGGAACTACTTCTACCTCGACCGAGGCCCAGAGAAGCCCGACGAAGCCGTAGCCGCGGTGATCGTGTCATACGACTGGAGCACCAACGTCGAGATCGTCTGGTACGCCGCACTCGACACGGCCAAGGCAGACGCAGAGGCACAGGCGAGAGCCGCCGAGAGAGCCGAGTGCGACCAGCGCGACGCCGAACTCGAGCTCGCGGGGCAGCAGCGCCGCAGGTTCGTAGCCGACTATCTCGCAGGCGAGAGCGTGTCCCCGTCGAACGGGCTGCGGGACCTCGCGGTCGAGATGTGGGAGGGAGGCACCCGCGCCCAGGCCGTCGACATCCACGAGGACCTCGAGGGCGTCAAGGGCTTCCTGAGCCGCATCTACGCCGCGATTCTCTCTCTCGCCGATGCACGCGTGGGTTTGCTGTTCCGGGGCAACAGCAGCAGCTACTACATCGAGCTCCTCGGCCCCTACGTCGTCCGCTATCTCGAGGCGCTCCAGGGGTGCGGCTACGAGCTCACCGCGATCGAGACGGCCGAGCTCGCAGAACTCAAGGAGTCCCTGGCGGGTGATGATGATGAGTGAGTCCCCGCTTGGCGGCTACGTCGAGGTGCGCGACCGCATCCGGGCTTTTCGCGACAAACACCCCGATGGGAGTTTGCAACCCGTCAACCCCGAGGAACCCTACGCGCTCGAGTACATCCAGGTAGGCGACGAGCACCGGTGTTTCATCGTCTACAAGGCCGCCGCCTTCCGCACCGCTGACGACGCGCGCCCCGGCATCGGTACGGCGTGGGAGCCGTTCCCCGGCCTGACTCCGTTCACCCGCAACAGCGAGCTCATGAACGCCGAGACCTCGGCGTGGGGCCGGGCGATCGT